AACAACATCAAAGTCATCTAGTATCTTAGCGTAATGTGGCTTCCAATTGTTAGCACCTGGAATACCTATAGTTGGATGCATGGTTTTAACTGACATCATAATACAATCAAACTCACCTTCGGTTACGCAGATATATTTATCTGCTACAAAGCAAGCCTGTGTGTTAAACATAGTAGTCTTAGCACCAACTAATCCCATATACTTAGGGTCTTCGTTACCCATTGCACGGAATCTAATATCAACTACACCTGATGGTGTAATGTATGGAATAGCAAGGCGTCCTTTGTACGCCTCATGTCCTGGAAGTGGGTCTTCTACCACCCCCAAGTGAAATGTGCTTGCCTCTTCTACCGAGAGATGACGGCTTAATAGATAATCCCTTGCGAGTTCTATCTTGCTCGCGTATCTCTGTGTTGCCTGTAGTAAGAACTGACGCTGCAAACTTGAGAGCCTCACGATAATCACCACCTTCTTTGTACATTATTAGGGAATATACATCACCCTTTACGCCACATCCGTGGCAGATAAAAGCACTCTTATCATAATTAACTGCTGCTGATGCATGACTGTCGTTATGGAATGGACACTTCATCTTGCGCCAGCCACCACCCATTGCTGGGGTGGCTGCGCCTATGTAATGAAGATACTCTTCAATGCTTGGCTTCTCCAAGTGCTCTCCTTAGTAAGTCTACCCATACATGAGCAGGCATGGTGCAATACCAATCGCCAGGACTTCCCCTACCCTTGCGCTTGTGCCACACCACGCCTGTCCATGCCTTGTCGTTAGCCATCTCGACTATCAACTCTTCTGTCCACTCTGACAACTTCATTGTCGCGTGGTTTTTAATTTCAATTGTAACTCCAGGTATACCTGAGATGTCACCTTTGTCTAACGTAGCACCAGCCAATCGCCTATCTACATAAGGAAACCATTCTTTGAGATACTTAACTACATCTCTTTCTGCTCCTGAGCCTTTGGCTTTGGCTGCACTACTCATTCGTTAGGTTCGTCTCTAACTTCTGTTAGTTCCCAACGTCCTGTCTCTGCTTTCTTTGCACGTTCTTCTGCTATTGCTAACGAAGAAGCACGGATAACTTTAACTTTATATTGTGAGTATGTAACTCTATATTTTGGCATTATACTTTCATCTCCATCTGTGTGCTATCTCGGACTACATCTTCAAGATGCATTTTGGCTGGGTCAAATGATAGCGTAAGGTAAGTTGCCCCTGTCGGGTCAGCCTTACCATAACGATTTTTAACTGGGGCTACACACAAGTATGTGTCTACTCCATGTATCATCTGACCTACTGTGAGTACCATTGCTGGTATCTGTGCGACCTTACCTTGTAATGCTGAACGTGGTTGACAAGGATAACCCTGTGCTCCTTCTTGGGTATGGTGCAAGACTAGTACTGCTGCATTGGTATCACGTGCTAGATACTTTAACTCTTTCATAACTGCACGCATACCTGCAAACTCTTCATGTCCATCAATGGCTATGTCCATAAGATTATCTACAACTATAAGAGTAGGGCTTCTGCCCCACATGGTTTCAAATGCTGATACTTCTTCATCTAAATCTTTTAGTGTAGGGCTTGGTTCAAACGACCAATACATACCAGAGAACTCACGCAGATAATGTTCTGCTGTTTCTGGCTTGGTCTTAATCATGTACTCAGCATCTTGCTGAGTTATCTTGGCTTTCATAGCAAGCAAACGCATTGCCATTGTATGTGCATTGGTATCGGCAGAGAAGTAAAGGGTTGGTTGTTTCAGTCTTGCTGCGATATGCAATGCAATAGATGACTTACCTGCGCCTGGAGTACCTGCTATGACTGTAACTTCTGCTCTACGCAGGATGATACCTTCACGTTGGAAAGCCTGAAAAGGTGGGGGTAATGGTTCTCCCCCCACTTCTGGCTTACCGATACTTCGGCGGAGTGTTTTCATTTATGCCTTTGTTTGGTCGGCTGTGAATGTAGCAAACTCTGGTGAGCCTGCCTTAACATAAACTGTTGTACATTTAGTTGGGTCGCCTTGTTTAGCAGGGCAGAAGTGTCCTTTGTATGGACCAAACTTACCTGTCAAACCGTGGATGCGTGTCATTGTACCGTGAGGGCACTGACGTGCACCTACACCTGGAGATACAAATGCTGGTGGTCCTGATTGGGTTGGTGTCTCTGCGATTACAGTTCCACCTAACTGTGTAGAAATCATACCCACTACTGGATTGAGTGGTACTGCTGTGTTAGTACCACGTACTGCTGCTTCTAGTTCTGCAGTTGCAGATGCTAGTGATGCAAGTGTTAGTGCTACTGTCTGGTCTAGTTCTTCTGCGTTAGACGCACGAACTGTAACCAGTGAACCTGCTGCTGATTTAACGGTGATACTGATTGGTGCTTCTGTGTGCATGTTTCTCCTTGATAGTGGTAATTACCCCGCAAGAACGGCATACATATTCTGTATCCGTTTCAACGTACTGATAGAGTATAACATCTGTGCTCATGCAACTAGTGCATAACTTCAAGTAAGTTTCTCTACCAATTTCTTTTTGGTATCTCTGAAGGCGCGTACTTTCATTGCTAATTGGATACCTTTCCATCCTTCTTTGATGTCAACAAAATGCAGTGTGCATTCGCCACTGCCTGCTGGCAAATGGACAATGATTCCTTTATCTTTATTAACATCTCCCCATACCGAACGGCTTGCGGTAGCGGGGTCATACGGCAAGCCGTTTGCATACACCGCTAACTGCATAGCAATTTTATTTGGGTAGGAAATACTACCAGTTTTTAGGTCAGAGATAAACAACTCGCCTTTGTATCTGACTACTCGGTCAGGTGTACCTGCAATCTTAAACTTATCCAGTACACAAAACTGCTCGATAAAAACATTTTCAAAGCCTTTAGTTGCGGCATCATATGCTTGTATGTCAGCGACATAATCCTCAGGGATTACACCTAGGTCTATACCTCTGTCATGTTTTTCTGTGAGTGTATGTATGGCTGTGCCTATGGTTGCTTGCTTAGTAGCACCTGCTGCTTCCATTGCATCTTCAACTAACTTATCCATCTCTAATTTGTTTTCTCTTACAGCACTGGCTGCAAGTAATAAGTCAGGACGTAGTGTTAAACCTGCTGCTGCCATGCGTAACTTCCATGCTACTAGTGCAGTGCCATCATCTAACGAACCTGCAACTGTAGTGGTGCGTGTGTAGGCTACTGGCTTACCACCTTTAGGTGGGACAACCATAGGTCTACCGTATCTATCTCTGGGTACTTCTACTTCCGACATACTTCTCCTTTGATTAAGTAACCAGTGGGGGTAGGACAAGGAGAGAGCCAAAACCTACCGCCCACTGATTGTCCCCATCATAGCATAGGTGACGGCTATGCATTGATGTCATGCCCGCAATGCGGACAAAGTTTTTCTCGTTTCTTATACGTCACATGTTTAACTTGGTCTTTAAAGTTTTGATGTACATAAATCTTACATCTGTTGCGTGCAGCATGCAATCTTACGATTGCACCTGACTGGTGTAGTACTGATAGTACACCGCTTGCTGTGCCATGATGCCAGCCTGTGTCAATGGCTAACTCTTTCCATGTAGCACCTTCAGTGCCTCTGTTTTTTAATATACGTAACGCTAATTGCTGGTTGTTTTCTTCCCGACCAGAATAAATATTATCTATTGCTCTTTGTTGGGATGTGTCAGTACCTGACCAGCCAGCAGTACCGTTGTATGGTATGTAGGCTGTGCTCATTAGTTGTCTTCTTCTAAGTCGTGTACTTCTACTTGGTCTACAGTATAGTCACCATCATTGAATGATACATCTACATTATCTGTAAACATAGACTCTGCTTCATCTTCTTCTTCTGCTTCTACAGTGAATGAACCTGTGATAGTAAACGTTCCACTGTATTGTGTTGTAAGTTTATTGCATCCGATGGATTCAAGTAATAGGTTGACGTCACCTTTACTGATTGTTGTTTCACCATCTTGCCATTCACCTTCACTGAAGAAGTCACGGACTTTATATTTAATATCTTTAACTTTGTCACTGAGTTGGACGGAACTCTCTGCACTTCTAACCCCGTTATCTATAATCATTTTGATTTCAGATTCAGTGTAGTTCACTGTTTGTCCTACTGAGTTTACCACTTGGATTGTGTTCATGTTTCCCTCTCGTTGTTTGTGTGTGTCCCGTGTTCGCCACTGGCGGGACAACCCAGTGAGGTGTAACTTATGGAGAAATAAGGATAACGACATAAGTTCTGCGCTTTAGCATAAACTACCTGCATCTTAGTGGTCAACCCACTGTACGCTGGTTCACTATGCCAAGATTAGGTCTAGTGCTTTGTCCTTGATGCGGTCATTACGTCCGCTGATGGTGGCGATTGCACGGCGGTCAGAGCCACCAGAAGCATAATGGTCAGCATGTTCAATGACTGCTTGCCATGCACCAAAGGCTGTGCCTCTGATGTTCTCCTGTGTAGGTGACTGGCTGTAGATATTCCATGCTGAGTCACGTCCATTAAGTGCAATGGTACGTTGACGGCGTTGACCTTGTGATAATAGATGGTCGGGTGCATCTTCTACTTCTGATGGTAATGACCATACAGACTTGAAGATGTTCTTAACTTGACGCTCATCAACCTTACGTTCTAGTAACGTACCTGCTACTACTTCATATTGTTGGATAGAATCATAAGTTAACTGAGTGATGTTACGAATGTCATTGACTGACAACTCAGAGTTTGTAGTGTGCTTCATAACATAGGTGTAAGCGTTCTTATGTTTACCTTTGATGATGCGATTGATTTGATTAGCGCAGAATAAACGCTCAATGATAGGGCGAATACGTACTGCACATGAACCATCATGTGATGACTGCACTAATAAGAATGCAGCGTGTGGGTCGTTGGCTACTTGTACACCTACAGGTAATTCCATTACCATCCAGATGTTTGCACCATTGTTGTACTCACCTGCTGCTGTATAGCGTGCATCACCTGAGTCAACCAATGTATCCAGTGCAGAGAATACTTCCATGTTTTGCACAATCTTGTACTTGTCACCGACTACACCTATAACTTCATTGGTGTTTTCTTTACCAAGTTTAATAACAGCCTGTCGTTTAGGTACTGGATAGTGGTCAGTCACTGTCTCGTACTCATTGACTTTGTTGGAAACAATTGCTTCCATATCTGCAAGCATTACATTCCAGTCAAGACCAGCCTGTCGTGCTGCTTCTGATGCAGACCCTGCGTTTACCGCAGTGCCTGCTTGTACCCATGCTTGTTTACGTGTCTTCTCTACTGACTTGTTTAGATATGCTTCACTGAGTTGCATTTCTCTCATCCTTTTCTACAAACATCCAGCGTTCAAACTTTAAACCTGGATATAACTGGCATGCATCTTGTAGCAGCCAGATAGCAGTGTCATCATCACTTGCTTCAACTTGTATATCGCAAGTAACTTTATAGTATGTTTTCATTAATACCAACCATTCTTTCTCCAATGTGCCCAAGCAATTGATGGAAGGTCGTATCGGTGAACGATATACTCCAGCCCCTTCGCAATTTGCAGGGGGGCTGGGGTCTCAGGGTCTGTGTTTAATACTTGTGCTATGCCATACGCACTAGAGGTAGGGTTGTCTGCTGTGTGGTCCCACGCAGATTCTTTACCCCATAATTTGTTTAGTGCATACCATTCATTGCGTCCCCATTTAGGATACGTTTCTTTCATGTATGCTTTGGCGTATGCTTTTAATGTAAACTTATTCCATACATGAATTAACTTTACTTCTTTCTTTGGTTCTAATGTAGGTTGATTGTTTAGTGCATAAGCCTTAATAGGTATACCAATCAGGGAAGCAACTGATAATACAAGGCTAGTTCCTACAGATATATAACGCATTAATTGCTGTCGCATACTTATCCTTTACTCTTCGTCTCCATACATACGGTCAGGTTCTCCAGTATCGCATTCACATGTGTGTATAAAATTACCACATACATCACACTCATCTTTTAATGCAGCATCATCACCTTCAAGATACTGTGGTTCACTCATCTTCTTCCTCCATATTACATATCTCGCACGCTGTACCACATTGGCTACAGCGGGCGTCATCATTATCCATTGCTAATTATTCTTTCATCTTTCATAACTCTACCTCTACGTATAGTTATGCCACGGTTAATTAGATATGCGTCATACAATTCCTTGTACTCTTCATAGTATTTGTTAGCAAGAAATGACTGTGCATAACTTGCTGCCTTGGCACGTATCTTCATGGTGTCATCAGTCACGGTCAATACCTGCATCTTCTGGGTCACCGAAATCAGGGATGTCACTTGGTTGCCTTTCAATTGTTACTTGCTTAGATGATTTTATAATCTCCATGAACTCATCACCATACTCATCAGCCAAACGTTTAAGTGCGGCTAGTTCAATGCTTTCTTCGTCATCTGTTTTATCCATTATGATTGTAGTTACTAATACAAAATGGTCATGCATAAATAGTATGTCATAGTTTGCCATTAGTTTTCCTCTCCGAATATACCTGCTACTACTTTAGGGTGTAGTTCTTTACGCATCTCAGCGAATCCTTCTGCTGGCATGCCTGATGAGAACACACGATACAACAGTTGTGCTAATGAGTAATTATGTTGTGAGTTACTTAGTATGAGGAATGCATCTGCTTTATTACCTTGCTCATAGTACAACTGAGCAAGCAGTGCTGCTGGTGCATTGATATATACTGTATCTGTTGGTGCTTTTTCTAATAGGTGTGCAAGTGCAGGTATAATTGTATCTGACTTGCTTGTATCTATCAAGCCTAATGCATAATCACGTACTTGTATATCTGTTAGATAATACAAGACGTTGACTACAACCTCATCATCTTGTTCTGTACTTGATGATGCAAAGTACTGTTCAACTAGGCGTGCGCCTACACGTTGGACAGATGTTGCTTGATTGTCTACTAGCGAACCCAACTCTACGAGATGGTCGTTTACTGTCATTGTTAGTGTCATTATGCTACCTCTACCCATTCACTTGCTACTCGGATTAGATTGTCATAGTCACCAGACATGGACTCGTTCATGTACTGGTCTAGTTCTTCTTTGCTTGCGCCTGCTTTTTTAAGGGCGCTTGATACTCTACCCATAATGGCAAATGCATTGCCATCATGTCCTACTAGTTCTACTTCTATTGCATACTTGCTCATTACTCTCTCCTTAGAATGGACGTGGACTGTGGAAGTTACGGCACTGTTCTACTTGTCGCTTGTTCTGTGCCCGAAGAATCTTATTTTGTCTGATGAGGTCACGGTTAGCCATTGCTGTCAGTAGTATCAGTGTAATTGATACTATAAGTGCAATCATAACTGCTGTTATATCTAGTACTGAAAAATACATTGCTTCTCCTTGTGTAGTAGGTTAATAGTTGATGACTTGTCCGTTGCTTTTGATTACCTTATGCCCCCGCACAATAAAAAAAGGGAGAGTGAGTGCTGTCTTAGCCACTCACCCTCCTGTCTTTTAGTTTACGCTTACCTCAAAGACCTCAAACTGTAACTGAGGTGCACGCTTTTCTGGGATGTCACGGCGGTCAAAGCGTGTAATCATGCGACCTTTTAGTGTTACTTGCTGGGTGTGCTCATTACCTTGACGTCCTTTGTCAAGGTCTACAAGGTCACCCACTGTAGAATCATCTAGTGCTACGATATTCATACCTACTACGTAGACTGCGCGGTCTGCTGTACCATCTGGCAGACGTGAGTATGTGCGTTGGTCAAGCCAACCTGTTGCGAGTGTACCCTTAGAACCTGTGAATGTACGGATGTTCTTGAGTGTACCTGTTACTGTATATTCGTTCTTGATTTCCATCTGTTGTTTCTCCTTGTTTAGTAGTTAGTTTTTATGTGGAAGGTAGCCCTGCCGTAGGCAACAGGGCTACCTGTAACGTCTGTACTATCTGACGTTATGTTCCAATACGCTGTCACATGATTGGCACTGGTTGAACATCTTAGGTGTAGCAAGGTGGCATGCTTGGCAGATAACCTCACGTTGTGACTGTGTGTAGTCATCAAGTGCCCATAGATTATCAAGTTCACCACCGTCCTGTAGTAGTACGATAGGGAGTTTGAACTCACCTTCCCTATCTGTCCAGTCGTGTCCGCTTGGCTCTGTATCCACAAGCCATTGGGACTTGTACATAAGGTTACCTTCGGACGCCGCCTCATACGCTAGGTTTGTGAGGCGAGCGTCTGCAGTTTCTACGCACTCAACACAAAGTTGTTCCTGTGCTATGCACTCTGGACATACATTAGTGATTGAGAGTGTGTCCTGTGTGTATGTTACTTCGTTCATATCTATCTCCTTTGTCTGTATCGGGTGCTAGCCACCAGATATTTGAGGCATATCTAATGCCCTTGTCACTCTTGCCCTGTCTGGCGAAAAGCCAGACGTTAGGGCGACAATCGGCTGATGCCGATTTGACAAGGAGCATTACGGTTGCCTCGCGTCGAAGACGCAACAGACAGGAAAGTTCCGCGACACACAAGGGCGCACAGCATGGCACGGCGTGGCTTTAGACACGACAGCCATTGCTGGTGTACCGCATGGTGATGCTTTTGCCATCGGCAGGCTGAGGGTTTGGGATACTTCCCAATTAAGCACCGCAGGTTTCAATGGCACATTGAACGTATGCAGAACAGCAGACGCTTTGCACCTTGCTTGCAAGGATAGCAAAGAACTGCTCGGTTATGAATGAGGCTTCCTTCCGCATTTAGCGGACCGAGGAACTGCTGACGAACAAAGAGGGACCTGCTTAGCGTAGCGTGCAGACGCCCGACATTGTGAGGCGCAGACGCCGAGGCTGAACAGAACTGCTTGCAGACGCTGTTCATAGGAAGTCCGAATGAAGAACCTGTTCGGCATTAGGCTGTATATATATATATACTGATAGGTCCATCGTCAGTATCTATCTATTATTGGGCGACAGCCCGACAGACAGTATCACTATGCAGACTGCGTCCAGTAGTGACTGTATGTACAGAGTAAAACATCTAGGAGTCTGACCCCTAGTGTTTTAATCTGTTAGCCTGTATATGTAGGTATCTCTACTTAGAAATATTTCTGTATATAGTGACTAGGGGGTAGTTATTTATCTGTTTCTATTAAGTAATAAACTATTCTGTACAGAATAGTTCGTTTTACCTGTTTGAACGGATTAAGTATATATGTACAGTAAAATATAATAGGAAGTCTTTTTAGAGCCTTCCTTTACTGTGACAGACTGTTGTACAGATATACTTCTATACGGCGGGATAACTCTGCCTTCAGCAAGGGGATGATGGATGGCTGGGTTTAAATCTGGCGGCGAGCACCACTTAGCAAAGGGTGTGGCTCAAGCCAAGGAGCAAGTTCTTGAGAAGGTAAGGGTGGGCGTCTCCCCTCAAGCGGCTATGATTGCTATAGGCAAAAAGCCAGATACTATCCGTCAGTGGATGGTCAGAGACCCATTATTTGCAACGGCACTTGAAGAGGCTAAGGAAGAAGGAAGCAAACAATCCTTTGATGCCCTCGGTGTTCAAAAGGAGTCTATCCCATTTGCGGAGTTCTCCAAGATGTTTTTTGACCAGACGGTCTTCCCTCACCACCAGAACTGGATTGACCTTCTGGAGGGACGCGAGCCATCATGGAATCACAAGAATATTATATATGAGCCAGGAGAGTCTAACCGCCTCCTAATCAACGTGCCCCCTGAGCACGCTAAGTCCACCGTTGTGACGGTGAACTATCCAACTTACCGCATTGCCCTCAATCCCAACATCCGCATCATTGTGGTATCAAAGACGATTACTAAGGCACGCGAGTTCGTATACGCTATCAAGCAACGATTGTCCCATCCACGTTGGCTCAAACTGCAGACCGCATATGGTCCAGAGGGCGGCTGGAAACAGGACGCAGATACTTGGCGTACCGATACCGTCTATCTTGGGGGCGATGCGCGTAACTCATCTGAAAAAGACCCAACCATCCAGGCACTAGGTATGGGCGGTCAGATTTACGGCGCACGTGCCGACTTAATTATTCTTGACGACTGTATAACTACAGCCAACGCTCATGAGTGGGAACAGCAGATTAACTGGCTGCAGAAGGAAGTTATTACCCGTCTGGGTAAAAACGGTAAATTGCTAGTTGTAGGGACACGAATTGCAGCAAATGATTTATATAAAGAACTTCGTAATCCGAAGCATTGGTCAGGTGGCAAAACTCCCTTTACTTATATGGGCATGCCTGCTGTACTGGAGTATTCGGAGAAACCAGAAGACTGGCTTACGCTTTGGAAAGAGTCGGACGTACCGTGGGATGGCGATGATGACACTCCTCAGGAAAACGGCTTCTACCCCAAGTGGGACGGCAAGACGCTCAACAGAAGAAGAAGTGAAGTCACCCCCTCAACCTGGGCACTTGTATACCAACAAGAAGACATTCAAGAAGACTCCATATTCCCGCCAGTACTCGTGCAGGGAGCGACCAATGGGATGCGCAAGCGGGGACCGCTAAAAGATGGTGCTGCTGGACATCCACCAAAGATAGAACCTTATGTCGTAATTGGCTTTGACCCTGCTATGGCAGGTAACGCTGCATTTGTAGTTTGTACATACAATCGTGCAGATGGCAAGATTTATATTAACGATTGCATTAACATGACAGAACCAACACCGCAAAAGATTAGGGCGACTATTGAAGAACTGGTTATCAAATATAAACCGCAAGAGTTTCGAGTTGAAATTAATGCTCATCAGAAAGCCTACTCTCTTGATGACGAGTTACGAAACTGGCTTGCTGGATACGGTGTACGCCTTGATGCTCACTTCACAGGCAAAAACAAGTGGGACACATCCTTCGGCGTTGCGTCAATGTCTAACCTGTTTGGCACGGTCCGAGAAGAAAAGTTCCAAAAGAACAACATTATAGAACTTCCTTCTTCTGAAGGCAGCGAAGGTATAAAGGCTCTTACTCAACAACTGTTGACTTGGAAGCCTAACACTAGAGGCAAGACAGATACTGTTATGGCATTGTGGTTTGCAGTTATTCGCATCCGCGAACTTATGCAGTCTAGTAGTAACACATCTAAGTATCTCAATAATCGTTGGGCTACTAAAGCACAAACAAATAATAGATACGCAATTAACCTAGATGATGCCTTTGCAGACCAATGGCACGAAACATACGGATAAGGAAAACATTATGCCAGTACCAATTATAGCAGCAGCAGCAGCAGCGGCTGCAGCACGACTTGCAGCAAAAAAAGTAGGGCAAGCGGCAGGTAAGCAAGTTGTAAAAGCAACTTTAGGAAAGCAATCTGCTGCAAAGTACGCAGCACAAAAGGCTGCTGCAAATGCTCAAACAAAAGCATCTAAGGCTGCTGTTAAAGCAATTCCTAAAACCAAACTTGCTGAACCATCTAAGGCTTCTGTTAAAGTGCTTCCTCGTAAGACTGCACCTAAAACTGATTTATCTAGCCGTGGTGCTAAACCAACTAGAGCACAACGTGCAGAACGTGCGCAAGATTATTCATTTGATAAGTCACTTGGAAAATATTATAGCAATCAAGAACGAATGGCTACAACTAATCCGCTACCAAAAAATGAACGCGGTCAAGGAGCACGTGCTTTGCGCAAGTCTGCTGCGGTTAAAAAAGAAGCAAAGTCAGTAGTTAAAATTAATTCACAACGTAATCTAAAAGCAAAGTAATTTTTTAATCAACCGTTAGGACAATAATGGCATTAACAATAGAGCAGGTAACGGCACGGGTTGAATCCCTTCGTTATCGTAATCACGAACGTGATGCCCGCAACCTTGATGTACTTGCCGTACGTAAAGGAAAAATTGCTCAGGTTTATCCTAACTTCTTTCCAGAAGGTGTTGATGCTAACGTAGTAGCAAACTTTATTGATATTGTTGCTCGTGACCTATCTGAAGTTATGGCTCCGCTTCCAGCGGTTAACTGCTCTGCAGCCAATCAAG